ACTCAAGGTTGGCTATTAAAGGATAAATAATAGCTATGTCTGAATATAAAGGTATAAAGGGGTTTCAAGTTCAAACCCGTACAGAAGATCCAGTTCCATATGCACAAGCATTGACAAATAATCCTTATGCAGGAGTATGGTCATCTGGTGGTAATGTAAACGAAGGAAGATACGCAGCATCAGGTGCAGGAACACAAACAGCAGCTTTAGCTGTTTCAGGAGGAGGGGCACCTGGAAATGTTACAAGTGTGGAACAATACGATGGAAGTTCATGGACAGAAATTTCTGATGTTAATACAGCTAGAGGAGAGGCAGCCGGTGGAGGCACAACAACAGCGGCAATAATTTATGGCGGTGGAGCACCTGGAGCGATTGCAAATACTGAAACTTGGAACGGATCTAGCTGGACTGAAGTTAATGATTTAAATTCTGCTAGAAGATATTTAGGTGGTGATGGAACTAGCACTGCAGCTTTAGCAGTTGGTGGTGATCCAGGAACAGCTTTAACAGAAAATTGGAACGGATCGTCTTGGACAGAAGTCAATGATTTAAATGAGGGTAGACCTGCTTTATACGCTGTTGGAACCTCAACGGCACAACTAGCTTTTGGAGGTAGAGAACCAACTATTACAGGAATTACAGAATCTTGGAATGGTAGCTCTTGGACTGAAGTTAATGATATGAACACAGCAAGAGGAGAGTTAGGAGGATCAGGAACATATACAGCTGCTTTAGCTTTTGGCGGATCAAATCAACCGACAGCAGGATCATTTGCTAATACAGAATCTTGGGACGGAAGTTCTTGGTCAGAAGTTAATGATTTAGCACAAGCGAGAGCAAGAATAGAGGGCGCAGGAACTAATACGCTAGGTTTAGGTTTTACAGGTACTACAGATGGAGGAGGTACACAGGTAACTTCAACAGAAGAATGGTCTTTCTCAGGTTTAGATCCATCAACAACACCAGCAGCAGCTTATGCTGACGCAATTACTGGAGACTTTTACTATAACTCTACAACAGGACAATTTAAAACTGTAAACGATGGCGGAGCGCCTATTGGTTCTTGGTCAAGTGGTGGAGATTTAAATACTGGAAGATTAGGTATTGCAGGATTTGGAACAACAATTCCAACAGCCCATGCGGCTGGTGGAGAAACAACTGCTAAAGTTGCAGTTGTTGAAGCTTATAATGGAACAAGTTGGACAGAAGTTAGTGATTTAAATACGGCTAGAATGTATATGGTCGGAAAAGACGGTTCCTCAACAGCAGCTTTGGTTGCAGGGGGTGAGATAGAATCAGGAAATGCTTCTGTAGCAATCAATGAACTTTGGGATGGCTCATCTTTTTCGGAAGGTGCAGACCTTAACACAGCTAGAAAAAATGGTGCTAGTTCAACAAGTGGCACTCAAACCGCTGTCTTAGCGTTTGCTGGTGATAATCCCTCTCCAGGTTATTTAACTATAACTGAATCTTGGAATGGATCCTCGTGGACAGAAACAGGAGATTTAAATACGGCTCGATATGGTTTAGCTGGTGCGGGCACTTACACCGCGGTTATAGCTTATGGAGGAGGTTTTCCTAATAAGGCAAATGCAGAAACTTTTGATGGATCTAGTTGGACAGAAGTTAGTGATTTAAATACGGGTCGAAGAGGTCTTGGAGGTGGTGGAACTCAAACTGCTGCTCTAGCCTTTGGTGGTGATCCAAGTCACGCGCAAACTGAAGCTTGGGATGGAACTAGCTGGACAGAGGTTAATGATCTAGGAAGTGCTCAACAATGGGGAGGTTATAACTCAAGCACGTCCAACACTGAAAACTTATTCTTTGGTGGTCAAGGGCCTGTAGCAACAACTCAAGAATGGAACGCAGCAGATTTTCAAATTAAGACAGTGACAACAAGTTAATTATGATTTATAAACAAACAAAAGGAGGAAGCAACTATGGCATATAAATACTGTACAGCGACTAACTGGGGCAAAAACTTTTTCACTCACGAAGAGAGAAGACAGTTTTACCTTTCAGGTCATCCTGGTGAAGTATGGGTTGTAGGCGATAATCTTTATGGTGATCAATGGATCAGTAAAGTAGCTGGTGCGATTAAAACAAAAGAAGAAGCACAAGCTATCGTTACTGCTGAGATCGAAGCAGCACAAGCTGCATACGATGCATTGTCAGATGAAGATAAAGAGATGCGATCTAGACCAGTAGTATATAATCTTCCATAGTCTTAACCTATGGCTAAGTATTCGGATATAAAAGGATTTACAGTTCAAACACTGTCAAGCGATACTGTTGCGTCTCAAGCATCGGGTGGCACCTGGGCTAGTGGTGGAAGTATGAACACGGGTAGAACTGAACTAGGTGGTGCTGGTGTTCAAACTGCATCTATTGCAATGGGAGGAAAAACACCAGGAGTAGATTACAATGCCATTGTGGAAATATACGATGGTTCTTCTTGGACTGAAACAGGTGATTTAAACACAGCAAGAAAAATGGGTGGAGGTAATGGTGCAGGAACTACAACTGCAGCTTTAGCTTTTGGAGGTAGAAAATCTCCCAGTGATACTAACACAGGTGAAACAGAATCTTGGAATGGTTCAGCGTGGACAGAAGTAAACGATTTAAATACAGCAAGAGGACAACTAGCTGGTTCAGGGGCAACATATACTGCTGCTATTGCAGCGGGTGGAGGAACTCCATCAGCAACAGCAGTTACAGAAACATGGAACGGAAGTTCCTGGACAGAAGTAAACGATTTAAATAATAGTAGAAGAAATGTTTCAATGAGTGGAACTACAACAAATGCTATAGCTGGAGGTGGAGAGGATGGACCTAAAGATAGAATAGAAAGTTGGGATGGAAGTTCTTGGACTGAAGTTGCAGAAGCTAACACTTCAAGACATGCCGCATCCATGTCATGTAATGGCTCAAATACAGATACACTTTTTTTTGGTGGAACAACACCACCTTATACTACAAAAAATGAATTTTGGAATGGAACAACATGGACAGAAGTAAATGATCTAGCCACTGCAAAAGGATACGCTGCAGGAACTGGAACCTCCGCGTCTGCTTTTTCTTTTGGAGGAGAGCCAGGATCAATTGCAACGACAGAAGAATTTACAGCACCTGCAGATTTTGTTCAGATACAACAAGGACAATTATTTTTTAATTCAACAACAAACACTTTTAAAGAAACGATAACAGATATACCTGCTGCAACTTGGGCATCTGCTCCAAGTTTGAACACACCTGCTCCAGCTAATTACGCTAGAGCACAATTTGGTGGTGGAACTTCAAGTAACGTTGCAGCGGGAAGTAATCCAAACGGAACTCTTTGCGAGTCTTTTGATGGAACATCATGGTCAGAGTTTACAGAAAAAAGTGGTGGTAATACTGAAAAACCTGGTTTAGGTCAATCAGGAACTGCTGGATTTGTTATAGGGCAAAATAGTAACACTGCATACGTAGAGGAGTGGAATGGGTCTTCTTGGTCAGAAAAAGCAGATTTAAACACTGGAAGAAACGCTATGTCAACAGGAGGAACAATTACTTCAGGTTTAGTTTTTGGAGGTGAGACACCTCAATATGATGAAACAGAATCTTGGAATGGTAGCGCTTGGACTGAAGTTGCAGACTTAAATACTGGAAAGGCTAAAGCAGCTGGTTGGGGAGCATCAAATATAGACGCCATATCTGCAGTTGGATTTGCTCCAATCCATAGCCCAACATACAGAAAAAATACAGAACTTTGGGATGGAACGTCTTGGACAGAAGTGGCAGATACTAATGACTTTCATCAATCTGGAGGGTGCTCTGGTTTTATTTCTACTCTTGGGATTGTATTTGCAGGAGATGCTCAACAACCTCCAGGAGCAAGTAGAACAACTAAAACAGAACTTTGGAATGGAACAAGTTGGACAGAAATAAATGATACATCAGTGGCAGCAATGGACTCTGGTTTTGGACCATCAGGTAAAGCAAGTTCTGCCATGTTTATAACAGGGGATACATCTAGTGGCCGTGTCAATAGCACAGAAATGTTTGATGCTTCACTAGCTAACAAAACAATTACAGCGAGTTAATTATGGCAACGTATAAGGAAATAAAAGGCGTAACAGTACAAACAAGAGACGAGGATCCAACTGTAAATGCTGGATCGTGGGCAGCCGGTGGTGCTACAAACACTGCTAGAATATTACCT